AACACATAGATATAAATGTTATTAAAGTTACAAGATGTAGAAAACGCTACTTGATTGTACAACACTCTATTATCTTGATTTGGGTTAGTTAAACCTATATTGTAAAGATATTGTATATGATTATTAATATAATCGTTATTGCTATATACATTAACATCTTGTACAATATTGTTAAACGTGCTTGTAACAAAGTTTTTATAATCGTTTGCTGTTACTAAACGATACTGAGACTTATAAGCAGCTGGAGCATTATTACGAATACTATTTGCGTCTTCAGCATATGTAAACACTGTTGAAGGGTTAGCATTATCAAAGTATAAATCTGTTATATTACTATCATCTAAGTACTGTAAATCAGTGCTAAATACATCTTGCTGTATTTTGTTCCATTGTGCAGTACTATAGATAACTGCAGTCAAGCCGTCTAAGTCTCCTGCATTAATCTGGCCTGCTGTACCAAGAGATTGCATATAATAAACAGCAACCTGGTCTCCTGGTTGTAGCTGTGCACCGTTAATACCATCACCAAACTTTAGCTCGTAGTTTTGACTTTCATTGAGTCTTGCCTCAAATGTGGTATCCGTAGCGTTTTGTAAATATAAAGATTCTGTTTGTGTCCATTGAGACCATTTGCCTGTTGCAGCAGCATTAACGTAAACGTTAATATTAAAGTGATCTACACTAACCGCGCTGCCTGGAGCAACGTACACGATTTCATTTGTGTTGCCTTGAGCTGTATATAATGGATACTCTGTCCATTTACCTTGATATAAGAGTACTTGGTTACCAACACTATCTAAGTACTGAGCAGTAGAAAGAGTCTTGGTAAACGTTACATCTTGGTTAAAAGCGTAAGGTGAGTTATTAACTCTTAAAAATGTATAGCGTGGAATAGTATAAGAACCAATACCTAAATCTGCAGTAGCTGAACATGTAAACACAGCAGTTGAGGTTTGATCTCCTATAGGTGCGTAGTTTATAATCTTTACAACACGATTAATGTTTTCATATATTTGTGCGTCGGTAAACATAGCTTCTGAAGAAGTTTTGTTTAGGTAGAACATGAACGTATGAAATGCGTAAGCTACAATGTTATTAATAGCGTTAAGGTTAGAACCTTCCAAATACTGATCTGTAAATAAACCGCTTTGAGTTAAGCGAGTGCGCATGAAATCTCTAAGATTCGTTGCATCAAACGCGATGTATTCGTTTGGTTGAATGTTTAGAGCTGAAGCATCTCCTGATATTGTAGACATATTATAAAAGTGTGTAGCCTGTTTTACCTAAAACCCCAGCTACATTTAACGTAGTGTTATTTAAGTAGGGCATTACTATATTTAAGTAGATGTAATAAGTTTGCTCGTCTGTATTCATCTGTATGTTGACGTTTTGCACAGTTATTCTTGGTTCATATAATGTTAATCCGTTAAGTATAGCGTTGCCTATAAGTCTACCATTTGTTTCACTAATAGGTTGAAACAAGTACTGAGCTAAGTTTAACCCGTATGTAGGATTTAATAAGTTTTGACCGGGTAACGTGTTGAACAAAGCATTAATCGAATTTTTAATCGCTGCAGCGTCATAATCTGCACTTATATCGCTTGTAATAGGATTGACAAAATCTAAATGTAAATCCGAATAAGTATAGGTATTTGCAGCTGTAATTTTTTGTAAACCTGTAAAACTTATTGTTGGCATTGCAAATTACTTAGGGAAAGAGTAAGTATTATCATTATATGAAAAACAGTAAGTTTCACTCTTTATTCAAAGAGGCCTATGGTCGCTTTACTCAAGGCGCTGGTTTCCTAGCCGGGGATGTTGTTAAACTAAAATCCGGTTATGAAAACATGGATAGCTTTAAGAGTTTAGGCGAAAACGTTAAAGCTCGTATTATGGATATGGTTAAAGCTGGTAATAATATCAGAATTAGCAAACTTCATAACTATACAGCTCCATCACGTTATAGTGCAGAAGGTGCGGGTAACTTACCTGCTGATTTAGCTGACTGTTTCGAAGAATCTGCTCCAGGTTATTGGCACAACTTAGTTACTATTCCTGTTGATTGCTTAGAAAGCATCGACACTGAAGGTAACTTACCACCAGTACCTGAAGATCAAAAAGATACAAAAGATCGTGTTACAGGCCCAGAAGAAGTTGAAAAACATAAAATGAATAAGGGCAGAGATATCGACGCTCAAACAAAGCTAATGAAAAAGCAAACTAAAGCTGAAAAGGGCGATTACGAATTAGCTGAAAAAAACACAAAACTTGCTCATTCTAACAAATACAATGATGATTTGCCACCTAAAGTAAAAGGTTTAGCAAAAGCTAAAGAGCTGAAAGAATCAGCATTACAGTTAACTGAAAATGCTTTAGACAGTCTTTATATTAAAATTCTCAATGAAGATGTTGGTGCAGAAGGTCAAAGTGCTAACGGTTCTATGGATGGTGGAGATCAGTTAGCTGGTAACCCTCAAATGCAAACTGAAGATCTTTACGAATTTGAAAAGATGGCTCTTGCTGGTGCGAAACCAGGTATGTCTGAAAAGGAAGTGCTCAGCTTAGCATTTACAAATATTGAAAAGTGGGCTATGGCGACTCGTAAAGTTGATGCAGGAAAAGCAGAAATTATTGCAGGCAATATACTTTATTATACGAATGATGGCGATGGTGCTTCAGAGGTAGTAACGTATTACAGTCATATGTTTCCAAAAGCTGCAGCAAGCGTAGAAGATGAAGGTAACGAGTTTACCGGTGATTTAGCTCACACTCAAAAAGGTGATAAGTTTAAAATTGGTGGCAAAACAGTAACCAACACTACAGGTCAAATTGCAGAAGAGGTTTGCCCTATTTGCGGTATGGATGTATGTCAGTGCAAAAAGGAAGCTGTAAAAGAAGGTATTAATACTAAAGGACCAAAAGCTTATTTACCAGGTGGAGATCCAAAAGATCCTTCAACCGAGATTAAGCCTTCGAAGTATTCTCATCACGGCGGATAAACATGTCTGATCAAGTACTGTTAGCTGTAGGCGACAGTCATTGCACAGATTTGTACGGTCAAAGCTGGGCTGATCATTTAGCAGCCCTGAAAAACTATAAGCTTGTAAGAGCTGGTAGTGCCGGCGCGGGTAATGCTTATTATATAGAAAAACTACATTACGCTCTTAAAAATAACAAAGTAGACCTCTGTGTTATACAACTTTCAGAACCCACCCGTATAGTGACAGGGTTTAAAGCGTATGAGCGTCCCGGCTTCGAAAATTCTCTAGACAATCAACATAGTATAAATGATATTGGTTGTTATACATGGAATGCTTATAACAATGATCGTAACTTTAAGAGCTTACTTGGGACAGATACATCTGTAGATGAAGTATGGATACCTCAGGTGAGTTTAAGTAAATGGGTAGACTATAAAGTAATGCAAGATGTAATGACAATGCAATACTTGTGTGAAACATTTAATACTCCATGTGTTTTCTGGTCATGGTTTGTGCCGATGGAAAACCTATTCATTGAGCCGTATTCTTGGTTAAAAGAAAAAATAAAATGGATACCGTATGCCGGTAATAACTGGTATAGAGACAACAACGTTAAAAGTATACCTAATGACGGTCATTTCGGTACTGAAGCAAATTTGCGTTTGACCAAAGAATGGTTAATACCAGAACTAGACAAACTACACTTGTGATAAAGCAATGAGACAAGAAAAGAAGTTAATCTCTTGATCCATTACTAAAGCACTTCGATAAAGATATTCAGAGACTTGTAATAGCGCAAGTCTTTTTTTATCTTCTGGTATAGAGCTCTTATACACTGCGTTAAATAAGTCTTTCATTAACTTAGGGTAATCATTTCCAAAGGTTTGTTCCGATTCTATTACGAATTTACGTATAGACGTAAGATCTTCTTTGTTCACGGTTTTATCCAAGATCTCTTGTGCGAATCCCTCGTTATTAATCGTACTGTTAATAGTTAAAACACCGTCAACAACACTGCGTTGAATATAGTTAATGATTCTTCGTAAATCCGGGTAGTGATAACGAATAACCTCTTTAATTTTTTCTATCTGTTCTTTGCCTACTTGTATTTTTTCTTGACGGAGAATAAAACTTATTCGTTTAGCATATTCTCCAATAGGAGGAGTAAAATCAGTGAAAACTTGGCATCGAGACTGAATCGGTTGGATAATACGATGTAGATAGTTGCCAGTGAGGATAAAACGGGTATTACCAGCATACTCCTCCATAACGTTACGCAGAGCTCTTTGACCTGCATCAGTAAAGTTATCAAACTCATCCAGAAAGATGATCTT